CGAAGTCAGCCTCTGTAAGTTCATCGGCAGATACGCCAGTAACCTTAAACAGATCTTTAAATCCGTCCCAAATTTTCTTAAGAACTTTCCCGATCTCTTCAAGGGCTTTCTTTACGCCCTTACTTACAGACTCGACAACCTCTCCAAAGTTCTTAAATGAGAAGTTGGTGTCTTTAAAGCTTGATCCGATTGATGAAGCGAATTGCTTGATTAGATCCCATAATCCAGTTAAGGTATATTGTACACTAGACGGTAGGCTAGAGAAGAACCCTTTGAACCAAGGTCCGAATGTACTAGAGATCCAGTTCATTGCTGTACTGAACCCATTCTTAATACTGACTCCAATCTTACTGAATGTCTCACCAGAAGCAACATTAGCAAGTCCTTGCCAGAATCCATGGAACCAACCTTTGAATGTTGCTAGTGTTGTCTTGTAGTTGCTAAAGTCAATCTTAGATTTACCCATTTCTTTACGAATGTTACTAAAGACTTCACCAACGATACCAAATCCAGCAGACATTCCACCAAAGATAGATTTGACAGCACCAAGTTCACCAACCCACTTACGGAATCCGTCAATAGATTTGACCAGACCAGGAACAATACCTTCAGAGAAGTTTGCGGTAAGAGCTTTGCCAGCATCACTAAAGACTTTACCCGCACCACCAAAGTTAATCTTACCAAAGCTAATCTTCGAGATCTTAGAATTAAACCATTCAAATGCTTTACCAACACTATCTACAACAGGTTTAAGGAAAGACAATGAGAATTTAACTTTGTCTAATTTATCTGCGTACTCACCAAGAGTAGGCCAGTGTTTACGGACTACATCACCAAAGAACTTAAGAGAAAATGTAGATTTTTCTAACCATTTTGAAAGTCCTTGTGTTCCACTCTTGATTGCACCAAAAGGATCTGAAGCAAATGACACAAGTCCTTTCTTAAGTCCAGACATGTCAGGCATAGAGAACTTAAAGTCTTTAAACATATCTCGAAGTCCAGGAGGGATTAGATATTCCCATTTAACCGCTTCACGAAATTGTTTCCATGTAGTAATCTGTCTATTAAGAACCTTATCCATAGTCTCATTAAGACTATTCCAGAATGTTCTATGGCTTGTTATAGTACGCCTATAGTTATTCCGCACAGTATTATAGAATCCGAATAGGTGCGTTCTTAGTTTGTACCCAAACTGTCCAGCCCAAGAATCCATATTTCCAGTTGCTTTATTGAAATGGGAGAATCCAACAATGAATTTACCTAAAGCTTTACCGAAGATAGGGAACCGCTCTACAGCATTACCTACCCAGAACGACCACTCATTGAACCTCTTACCATTATCGCCAAGAGCATGACCTAAGGTCTTAAACGGATTAGTAATCTTAGAGAAGAATCCTCGCATCTCTTGCTTAAAACGACCAATAGCCGGAGTAAGGATCTTGATCACTTCCCATAACTTCTTAAGCCAATCCATGATTTTTACAACACCGCCAGGTAGTTTGTCAAATGCTGCAGACCATTTCTCAGAGAAGTTTGCTAAGCCGTTATGGACTGAGTCCCAGAATTTATTAATGGTATTCCCTATGGATCCGAATACCTCACCAATCTTCTTAAAGTTTATTATTCTTCCAATAAATATTTCAAAAGCATAAATGGTTTTATATAATGCTTTAGCCATCATACCAACTATAAGAATAAAATCTTTAATCATATGATTTGGTATAAGCGTAGCTACGAGCTTCATCTTAGCGCCAACTTCAGCACTAATCCATTTAATCGCTTGGAATACCGCAATAAAAATATTTTCAAAAGCATGTAATTCAGCGCTTCCCAACTTAAGTTTCTCAGAAAATGCGCCAATCAAATTTACAAGTTTCTGACCTATTACAACATTCATATTTGCGCCAAACACATGTTGAAACGCATACCCTATGTGTTTAAATATTCCGCCAATAGATCCAAAACCAGAATCCATTAGATCTAATATTTTTTGTCGACCACCTAATGATACAAAGGTCTTAGCAAACTCATTAGCTTTAGTTGCTGCTGAACTCAGGGCATCTGCTGCAGCATTACCCCATTTGGTCCAAAATGCAGTAAGTTCATCACTACCCGCTTGTCCCATTAAAGTTTCCCATACACGAGCCCAGCCAGACGTTACTTGGTCTGCTACAGCTTCCGATGCTTCACCGAATGTATGGAATTCAGAAGCCATTTTAACTAATGTTTCGTCATTAGCCAAACGTTCAAGTGACTTAATTAACACTTCGTTCGTCAACCAGCCGTCTTTAAGGGAACCACGGAAACCTTCGGACATATCAATATCCTGACCAAGCGCTTTAGCCGTGTCAACCAAGATATCCTTAAATCGTTTAGTTGCCATACCAGCATTTTCAACTGACATCCAGTTTTGAGTATTCATCATACCCATTTGCAATGCTTGTTGTACCCCGAATTGAAGTGAGCGGTTAAATCCATCTGTACTTGCACCAGCGGAAGCCGCCAAGTTACCCCAACCCTTCAAAGCTGTAGTAGCATCATCAAGTTCCACCCCTGCATTTACGAATTGAGCAAGGGAGTTGTGCATTTGTTTAACAGAATATTTGGTTGTTTCCGCATACTTTTGTAAATCATCCAATGAGGTAGTAATATGACCCATTTCTGATTGACCCAAAGCAGCAACCAACATATTTACTGAGTTGATCTTGTCTTCAAACTGACTAAACCCGGCTTTAAGAGGGGCGATAGTGTTTAAGATTTTCCCAGCAAAATTCTTAGCCATCGCCAAACCGGCCATAGTAGCGTTAGCTGCAATATTACCTAAAGCAATAGACGCTATAGATTGTAACATCCCAAACTTACCACTAGCCTGTTGAACAGATGTATCGATTGACTGAATCGCTTCAGAAGCTTGCTTCCCACCTAATGTTATTGGTGAAACGAAGTTTAAAATACCAGATGCAAGTTTACCAAGGTTTCCTGTTGCACCACCAACAGCGGAGGTAATCTTATTAAAAGCGCCTGCATATACATCACCAAGTTTAGGGGCAGAACCTATTAATTCAGTAAGAGAGCGGCCTAAAGATTTGGTTGCTTTCTCGGTATTAGCAAAACTTGACTTACCATCAACCTTCGCTAGTGTTTTATCTAGATCTTCAAGAGAGCTCAAAGACTCCTTAAGACCAGTTTTGAACTGCTCATTATCAATACCGAGTTTAATAAGGCGTTCTTCAATTATTTGTCTACTCAATTACTTTTTCCACCTCCCTCAGTATCTCATCTGCAATAGAATCTACAATAGGAGTAACAAAATTATTAGCAGGTACATACCCACCAGTTCCTGTACCGTGGCCATTTACAATAAGTACAACAAGAGGGGTCCCGTCTTTTATCTTCTTAGAGTTAGAATAGTATAAACTTAAACCATTTTGAGATTTTTCAACCTCCATGCCCCAAGAAGATGCCGTTGAACCTGAACGCTTTGGAGTAGCAGAAATCAGCCGGCTTAAACCACTCCGTCCACGAGATTGTAAAGCATGACGAACGGAATCCATATTCTCGGCACGTTTACCCATTTTTGATAGGCCCGTTTTTTTCTTTATTGTCTGTACCTTTATTCTCATTTCTTTCACGTTCCTCTCGCATCTTACGAATTTTCGCTAGACGTTCATTATTGATACGGTCATAGTCATCCAGTATTTGTGTAGTAGACTTCTTCTTCTTCGGTGCATTGAATTCGCCAATGACACCAAGCAAAGTAAGTAACCTATGAATATTCCAAGTCTCACAATCAAATGGGACTCGGGCATTTGCCATATAGGCGTATATTACTTCAGAAGTCATAACCATACCGTTATTGGTAGGTTTTTCTACAGGAGTTATAACTGTCGCAGTTGGTTTATCCTCAAGATATAACGAAAGCTGTTCTATAACATCGATTGTTAAATCTGAATAGGAAATGTCCTCTTTACACATAAGTAAAAAGTAATCAAACAGTTCTGCAGTGGTCTTTTCCTCTCGAGTTAAAAAAGGCTTGCGATATAACGTTTCCCAATCTGCAATAGATTTAAGACTATGTTCGAAATGTAAATGTCGTCCCGGTATAGTGATGAACTGATATGTTTCTTCATTATAATATTCCCTATCAGGGGTATCGATAACTAACATATATAACCTCACTATCAGATAAAAATAAAAGAGGGGTGTAAATTTACCCCTCAATCATATCATTTTTTGAGTTTAGAAACTGATTCCGGAACAGTTCCTTTATTTGGATCACCGACCAATGCACTAAAGAACTTAGCGGTTTCTTTACCGTCTGCAGATACAGCATCCGTAATCATATCAATGAATAATTCCGCGTATGCTTCTGAGTTAGCAAAGTCTTCTTGAAGTTGTTTATCTTTACGGAATGTACGACCATCTTCAGAACGTTGACCATAAGCCATCTTAAGAATAGATTCGACAAAGTCAAAGATCTCATCGACGTCTTCACGACTCATCATTTCTTTAATATAGTCATCCCAATCCTTTTTAGCACGACCCATGATACGAATAATTTCGTCTTTACGTAAGTGGAACCAAAGTTCCTCAGTTACCGGTTCTCCGGTGATTAAGTTGTTGTAAGTTACTGTTTTAGAAATCATCTCTATACTCCTTTAATGTAGATTTATATTTCATTTTGAATTTTTAGATGCCAGCACGACCTTAGCTGTCCATCCCCTTTCCCGCGTCTTTAAATTCTAATTACCCAGCGACAAGACCAAGAGTGGTAAACACTTCTTCTGGTGATGGAAGAGTTGGTTCCGCATCAACAGATCCATAAATCTTCTTCTCAAGCTCAGCAAGTTTGTCTTTGTCAACCAAAGTGCTGTTGATTTCAACGTGCGCAGTTGGTTTCATACCAGGAACTGGAGTTGGAACAGTGTCGAAGTCCCAAGAGAACTCGAGAGCATCTGGGCTTTCGTTTACTGTTTGGTATTCTTTACTTGATACACCAGCAGATGCTGAGTAAACAAGGTGAAGAATATAACCATGATCCAAACCTTCAGTGTCGTTACCGATACCAGTACGGTATGAAAGACCGAAGTCAGAACGAGCTTGACCAGAAACGGTTACACCAGCAAGTTCTTTTTTACTACCACCAGCATTTGTCATAGGGCTACGTTTACCTTGACATTTGTTCCATTCTTGAGGGTAAGTAAACGCTGAAATTTGTCCTTTAAAGCGTTCGTCAGAGCGCAAGTTAAGATACTTTTTGTTGTTAGCATATTTAGCAGTTGACTCCGCTCCTTCTGGTGATTCTGAGACTTTAGTCAAGCCGTCCCAAGCAACACCTTTTTCGTAGCTACCGTCACTTTTCTTAAGGAAAAGAACACCGTTGTCAACACCATATTCGTATAAACGTTTAGTATCCTGATCCCAAACCAATTTTGTCATTTAAAATTTCCTCCAATATTAAGCTTCTGAGAATTCACCAAATGCATTAATGCGTTCGCCGTTCTCAACATTACCACAAGCAACATAACGTCGCTTACCACTAGTTGCACCGATATAAGACAACCAACGATATCCATCAGCATCCATCCATTGGTCATAGATGAATGTTTGTCCTGGTGTGTAAACTTCCACAATTTCGGCAGTAAGATGTGGCGCTGTACGGACATTAAGTCCAGCGACCATTACTGTGAATTTTGCGGTTTCTTCGTTTACAACAACCTCATCTTCAGGAGTCTCTGGTTGAGGTGCGATGACTGGATCTCCTTGAGGAAGACCGGTATAAGGAGGATAGAACCATCCAACAATACCATCGAAGTTACGTTCATTATACCGCGCAGGACCACCAACGTATAATGAATCAGCATTTCCGTCAATGTTCTGCTCAATAGTTTTGATCGTATACCCATCTGAGTCTTCAATAACAAGACCTGTATGACCATAAGGATGCCCACACAGATAAGTTGTGTCCATAACAAAGATTGCACCAGCTCTAGGGTTTACACCAACGGCATCATACACTACTTCATAGCCCAAGCTAGCCGCGGAATCCAATAGATCAATAGCATTGCCCCATAGAATCTTACCAAAATAAATTTGGGAGATACTATTTGGTAAGTCAACGCATTGTGTACCATATACGCCATCTGCGTCAGTACCAACGCCTTGATCTGCTAAAGAGCGAGCGTAATTAATAACCTCTTCTACTGTAGCCAAATCAATATTCCTTTCTACTCATAAACCACAAAAACTTTATGATATAAACCATCAACTTTATATTCTGCACGAAAAGAAACAAATCTAAATAAAGATGTAATTTTAATAAATATATTATCCGAACTTTCTTTAGACATATATGTTATTTTATACCCCATATTAGTCATATATGGTCTATTGTTAGCCTTTCTAAGATTAAAATCTTCTCTAACAACAACGCATGCGGGATATTTTAATAACTGATCTTCAGGTGGAGTAAAATATATATTAGGGCATATCTCTTTCTTAAGCAACTCAAGAAAGTCATTCTTAGCTTTCATATTTTATTCCGTCCTATCTATATCGGCATCCAATGGCGGTTTTGATGATAGTATATATGTCAACAGAGAATATGTCTTACTTTCTCTTGAAATAAAAATATGATCCACATGATCCGTATATTGTTTATTATCAATATATATACTCATATTACTTAAAGGCGAGCCTTTTTTAGGCAATCCATCGATAATAGCAAACCCATCGGCATAAATCGCATTCATTAAACGTACGGCCAATGCAGTATCTGTATCTAAATTCGATATATTCGGATTGTTTCCACTAGTATTCGATATAGTAGAACTAATATACTCTGAAAGTGTAATAAAACGATTACCATCCCATACTTGAATCATATTATCAATTAGAACCAATGCCCCCTTATGAAGTGAATCTTTATCAGGGACATCATCCATAAGAACTCCTAGTTGGTCAAAACTCTCAATTTTTAAATCATTTTGAGATTTTCGGGTAGCCTCTCCAACCCTTTGCTCTAACTCAGATTTAAGTTCTGATATCTCAATATCTTCAACCGTTAAAGCGACGCGAGGTGGATAAGGACGAATTGCACCAACTTTATAAAAAGTCCCCATGTATAAAATATGACTGATCCTATTTACGCGATCAGAAGCATCGTTCGGCAACAGAACATCAAATTTAAGTTTCGACTTTACATTCTGATTAACTGAATTATCATCTTCTATACTAAAAGTTTTTGCAGATATACGAGCAATTAATAAAGGGGAAACGGTATATCGATACCGATACTCCCCAATTTCAACTTCTTCTGTTTCTTTAGAACGGAAGATAAGTCTAATTCCAGCTTTTGTCATATCGTTACCTTCCTAACCTTCAAAGATTATTCAGCTTTTTTAGGCTTCTTTTGTTTTGGAGTTGTTTCGATATCACCGAGTTTCTTTTCATCCTCAGTCATAACAACGCCATTAACCGCTGCATCATAATCTACAGCTTTAGCACCTACACCTTTGAATTCAGTTGGGTCTGTTTGAACAGTCCAAGTTGGTTTAGTCTTAAGACCAGTAGAATCGAAGTTAGTAGCAGTTTCTTCAACGGCTGCTTTATTAGTTACGGTAACAACGATGAATGATTTAGGTGTACGAATAGCACCAGACATACGAGCGTGCATCAAGTATTTATGTTGCATGAAGTCAATATCGAAACTATCAAATGTAGCGATGTCGCCATTCTTAGACATACCAAATTGATAGTCTACAAGGTTACCAATAATAAATGTACCTTGAGGCATTGCACGGTATTCAATCACTTCATCGCACATGAAGTAAGCAGCGATGTTTGCGTTACCAGGAACTTGGTTATTGTCCATAGATGGAGCATACAAGTAACGACCGTTCTTGTCTTTAAGAGTCTTCAATTTAGCCAAGTCAAATGGGTTGATGTAAAGACATGGTTTACCAGAACCTTGGTATGCAGGGAACGCTTTACCAATAACATCGTCAACAGCAGTTTCAAATGAAGTAGCTTCAACTTTGATAACAAACAATGGATCATCTTTGATGATAGGACGAATGTGTTTTTCGCTGATCTTTTCAGGGTTACGTTTACCGTCAGAAAGTGTCAATGGGCGTCCGTCAGACAAGAAAGCTGCTTTAACAATTTCTTCTTTGAACTTAGCCATTTGAACTTGTTGGATAAAGTTAACCGCTGCAAATCCGCCATCTTGCAAGTCGATCAAGTCATCATGATCAATTGTTTCACGACGTTGAACGGATCCCGGAGTAGTTTCACGGAAGTAAACTTCTTCAATAGAATCGAGAGTTTGGTTACCTTTAATGTATCCACGAGCGCGAGCTTCATCTTCAGTAAGGTTAGCAAACATGTTTTTAACACGAGGAAGTGGTGATTTACCGAATTGCCCCATGATCTTGTCAATGTTAAGTGAACCCGGGTTGTATACGTTAATACCGCCGTTTGTAGCAGGTTGAGGGAACAATGTTTCCATACCAACCAAACCGTGTTGAAGTGAGTCTTCACCTAAGATATCGTTAGCACGCAACACGCCAGCAAATGAAGTAGCGTTACCTTGAATTGCACTTTGTAGTAGGGTATCCAATTCTGCTTCTGTTACAGCAGGGGTAGTTCCTTGGAATTGATTATGTTTCAAAACTTCTTCTCCTTCGAAAATAGAATGTGCGACAGTATCGCCAGATTCGGATGATTCGCCATCACCATCTGTATCTTCCGATGTATCATCACCATCAGAGCCTTCAACGGTTTCTACGTTTTCATCCAAACCGTTAACTTCTAACTCATTTTGAGTTTTTTCATCTTCGCCTTCAGCCTCATCTTCGTCTTCAGCTAAAGCGGCATCAACATCTGCTAATACGCCAGCGAATAAGATTTGAAGTTCTTCATCCGACAAGTCTTTTAGCAGTTCTTCATATGTACGAGACATGTGTCCCTCCTTTTCACCTTCTAACTCATCATCCGTATCGGAATGAATAAGTTCCTGCGTGATACCAGTATGAA